AATGAGGAATTAAGATGGCAGATCAAGATAGATTTCAAGGTGACATGAGTCGTAACGAAGTAGAGATAGACTTAAAGAAGTTTATGGCTATGGTTACCGAAATCGGCGAATTGAAACAAGAGATATTCGAACTAACGAATGATGATAGAAAGAACCCGTGGCAGAAGTGGGTCTTCTTAGGTAAAACAATAGACGCTTGGAGAATCATTCCAAGACTATTTTTGGGTATCTATATGTACTTATTATATTACTCAACATTCTGGTTCATGGAATTAGAAGCACCGACACTAGAACAATCAGGATTAATCTCAATTCTCGTTGGAGCTGGTGCTGCTTGGTTTGGACTATATGTAAGTAGTGCCGCGAAAGAACACGGTGACGATAATCCTAACTAGGAATAATTAAATGGCAGATAAAATTGTACCAGATACTACTAACTTTAGTGAACAAGTAGTTAAAAAACTAACTACTACTAATAAGTATACTGGTCAACAACGCAAAAAACTTGATACTATTAATGAGACTCTCCAAGAGAATACATTAGGTACATCGGATATAGTTGCGTCTGTCAATGAAGCAGCAAGACTTGAAGTTCAAGCTAATGAACTTAAAGAAAAGAAAGATGCTGAAAATAAAAAACTAGAAGAATCAACTTTTAAAGAAACACGAAAAGGTTTTAAAGGAATGATTCTAACAGCAAAAGATGGGTTAGATAAATTATATAACGAACAGAAATCTGCTAAAGAAATATTTAGTGACATTGGTGATGGATTTAAAAGTGACTTTCAGATGTTTAGTAATTTGTTAGCACCACTTCAAGCAATTCCAGGTATGAATACTGCCATACAATTACTGAGTGGTGCAGGTACATTTTTCTTAAAAGGTATTTTCGCATTAGCTACTGCTGAAGGTAGACAAAAAGCTATAGAATGGGCAGCACAGAAGAAACAATGGGCAGCAGAAAAACTAGCTGCAGTAAAAGAAAGAGTTCGAGCTATGTCCAGAGATCAGGATTTTGTAGGACCACAGATACCTGGTGAGGAGAAAGGCGGTCTTTTAATGTTTGTTAAGAATTTATTTAAAATGGTAAGAGTAGCTCTTGCAGTTTTGGTTGCATTTTTTGTTGGTGGGATAATTGGTCTTGGATTAGCTGTTAAGAATATCTATAGTTTCATTCTTCCGAAACAGTTAAAAGATGCTTTTAAAAATACAGGTAAATCTATTAGGTCATATTTTGGAGCATTTTCAAATACTGTCAAATCTCTGATTCCCTCACCTAAAGAAGGTGGTCTTGTATCAAGAGCTATAGGATCCATATCAAGTGGATTTCAAAAATTTATGGGTAAGATAAAACCTATGGTTGATGGTATAAAGAACTTGATAAAGAATCCTATGGTTCAAAAGGCCGCGAACTTTGGTAAGACATTAGGTAAATTATTCTTTCCTCTTACAATATTAATGTCAGCATGGGAAGCTATCAAAGGTGCTATGTCAGGGTTTACAAATACTGAAGGTAATTTATTTGAAAAAATAGTCGGTGGTCTAATGGGAGCAGTAGAAAATCTAGTAAAGTTCTTTATCGCAATGCCATTAGATTTGATTAAAGATTTGATTGGTTGGATAGCTGGTATGCTTGGATTTGATGGTATTAAAGAAGGCCTTGCAAGCTTCTCATTTGCCGACATCTTCTCTAAGTTATTTGATTTTCTTTTTAGTATAACAAGTTATATCTCTGCTCTTGTATCTGCAATGGCTAATGGTGCATTTGAAGCTATCAAAGCTTTGTGGCCAGGTGGCGAAGGTCCTATTGAAGCATTCAATCGTGGATATAATGAAAGTATGGATGCACGAGGTAGAAATCCTGATACTGGTGGAAAAATAGATGAAGCTAGTATGGAAAATAAACACGAAGAAATAGAAGTGAAACGAGGTAACTCTAATCCGAGTGGTGGTTCAATGACCAATGTCACTACTACTGTTAACAATAGTAAAAAAGTAATTAGTGTTGCTGATACATCACCTGTAGATCAAACAGCTATTGCAGCTGCTGGTGGTTTTTAATTAAAAGTGTAAAAACTGGCCCCTCTGTCCCGCCGTTTAAACCGATATCTCCTGCCGCTTAGATATCTTTCCTCATTGAATGTCAAGAATCCCCATTCTTAACTGTCCCACTAATACTGAACTTGTATTAGCTCTACTGCTCTGACACGAAGAGCAATCCCAAATACCTTAATAGGTTATAGTATTTATAACTCTATTACGAATCGTTAGCAAGTTTTTCAAAATAACTCATGGTATCTGAACCTGAGTCTTCTGAATTAGTTGCTGGTACAGGTGTATCTGCCCATGGAGCCTCCGTCGCTGTCGCAGACGCTGCTGATGTATTATCATCTGCAATCGTTTCTGCTGTCGCTGTAGACACTTCCACACCACCTAGACCTAATGCTCTATTAAGTTTAGTTTTCAAATCTTCATAAGACATGAATTGGTCTGGTGCAATTAATTCTGATAAAGAATGTTGCTTGTTGTAGATTGTTTCCATAACAGAATCATCTTCTGATATAGCAGCTACATTAGCGAACTCTGATTTATCATAGTTCCAGTAACCATCTACTTTTCTAACTTTAAGTTTAAAGTCAGCACCTTCCCACATATCAAAACAGTTGACAGGTTTCTCATCTTCGAACTGAGGTTGCATAACATCTTTGATCTTCTCAAAGATTTTTTTACCGAAACGATAAAGCATTACTTTACCTTCATGTTCTGGATGAGCAGGATCAGATACAACTAGAACATTTGCAACATAGTGCAATCTTCTTTTTTGTTTTCTCGCCTGGTCTTTCTGAGCTTCATCACCACTGTTCCATAGAATACCGTTATACTCTGAAACTGGACAATTCTGTCCTAGTGTTGTTAGCGACTTCTCTATGAACCAACCACCTGGACCTTGAAAACCATGATCCCAATATTGGACCCACGGAAGTTCTTCTCCATTAGCAGCAGGTAAGAAACGAAGTACTGCATATCCGTTACTAGATTTATCTAGTTCGGGTTTCCAGAACCTATCGTCGCCGTAGCCTTTCTTTTCTGAACCAGAGGATTCTGATTCTAATGCGGTTTGTAGTTTATCGAAGCCACCGCGACTTCTCTTTAATTCATTAAATGACATTTTATCTCCTTGTATTTTAATTATTATATTTCTTATTATCCACTTTATTCATTATGTAAAACTATTATATTCTAAAGGCTTTTTATTTCCTTCATAGTATATAGTATAATCGACATCTTTAAATCTGTCAATCACTTTCTTTATCTGTGCTTCTTGTGATCCTAAAAGTGAATTAGGATTATTAGTACCAACCCTTAATCGAGAATTTTCATTCTCTCTCGTATAGGCATTGGTACCAGCATAGATATTCTGATAAGTTTCTTCTTGAAAGTTCCATATTGAATCGAAACCGACAAGACATATCTCATCAAAACCCATTATAGAAGCCTGCGCCATCGCTTGACTCCCAGAAAAGAAGTTGACACTAAACATAGCATCATCAACTGTTCCTTTCATATTCTGTATTTGCCAATCAGGTTCTACCCCAATGACATGAACTTCCATGATATCTAAGACATCATCTTCTAGTCCAAATATCCAAACATGTTCTTTTTTGTTTGGATTAGATTCTTTTATTGTATAACTAGAATCAAAGTTCATTAATATTATTTCTTTGTAATCATGTGGTATACATTCATAGTCAGGAAAAATACATTTGTTATCTCTAGGATATTCTGACTCACACATTTCTTTTAGAATTTTAGAGTCACCTGATACTAAGTAGTCAGGTCTATAGTCTCTGTACAACGCGTTACAACCGAATGTTGTGCCGTCTAATGTATCTAAGTCCAATCCTTTTCTACTAGGACCGTTACCTATGATGTACGCTGTATCCATATATCTTTCATTATCATTCTTATCTTGACTTGTTCAAATTCTATGAATGGTTTAAGTTTAGTTAATCTGTTATTTTCTTTTGGCCAAATAAACTTCTCTTGAATCATTTCATTGTAATCTTCAAACACTCCGAACATCATATCAAATGCTATAAATGTTTCTGCAGTAATCTTACTTCCAAGAAACTCTTTTAGTATTGGAGGATGTTGTCCGTTCTTTGAGTCTAGTGTGATATCAATATGTTCATACTTATCTTGTAAGTATCTCATGTCTTCTGTGATAGTATAAGTCAATTTTTGTTTTCTTTTCTTAAAAGCTTTATAGTTATCAGCACACTCAGGTTCTAATAAATTACGACCATAGTATTTTTGTTTATATAGATTAGCAACTAAGAAATCTTTTAAATCATCTCTATGTTCTCTTGCTAACTTTGCAAAGTGATACTTATCATTTCTTTTCAGAAACGCAGGTAACTTTACAGGTACTTTACCTCTATACTTAAAGAAGTCATAAGACTCCGTATTAAAATGATTATTAATAGCTAAGTACAAACAGTATGCATCAAATCCTTCACGACTTGTCATTAATAATACTTAGGTCTACTCAAAGTGTTGTTGTTCATTTGGTTCATTCTTTCTCTACGAACCGCTTCTTTTTTCTTTCGTTGTTTCTTTTGAGCAGGTTTCTCATAGTACTGTCTGTCTCGGACTTCTGCTACGATACCTTTTCTCTCACACTTCTTTTTGAATTGTCTTAACAAAACATCAAACGGTGGTGGACCATCATGTCTCTTAGGTTTGTTAAAGTGTTTATTGTTTTCGTATGTTTTTTGTTTTTGTGGTTTCATAATTTATATTGGTAGTTTAGCTTTTGATTCTTTTAAGAATCTTAGATTAATCGCTTCTGCGCGAATCTTTTCTTTCAATGGAGGTGTGACCAGTCCTTTAACTGAATCAGGTTCCAAATGATTTTCTTGACAAAAATGTACTATGGCATCTATGTAAGTTAGGTTTTTTTGAATAACTAGTTCTTCAACGCTATTTGTAAATTTCTTTTTAGTTAGAATCATATATCTATTATATCACCGTTCTCTGATCTGTCAAGTTTTTACTTTACTCGAATGTTCAATCTCTTTCATAGCTCTAAGTATACCGTATTGTCTTTCATCTATTCCATAGTTATTATGAGAAATAAAAAACAAAGAGTACATTAATAAAGCTTTATTCACTTGGAGGGTTATTGTGTCCTATCATTGGATCATACTTACTGAGAGCTTGTCTAATCGCACCTTCAGCTAATACACTACAATGTAATTTGATTGGTGGTAAGTCTAGTATACCTGCTATCTCTTTATCTGTTATTAACTTGGCTTCTTCTATAGTCTTACCTTTTAACATTTCTACAAACAAAGTTGATGATGCTATTGCTGAACCACAACCGTATGTTTTAAACTTGACATCTTCTATAACATCACCGTTCATTTTCATATCTAACTTCATGACATCACCACACGCTGGGGCTCCGACCATTCCTGATATTACATTAGGGTCTTTAGGGTCGAATCTGCCGACTGAATGTTTAGCTGGATTAGCTAGTACTGATTCGAATCGATCTACTACTTGTTTTGAATATGCCATTTTTCTTTATTGATTTTAGTTATGTAAGGTTATAAGTGTTATAAATATAGGTGTAAGATTTAGTAATCTTACTTTTATATAACTATTTATAACAAAG